GCCCATTGACAGACGGGGGGTGTAAACTTAATATCTACAGTCCATCAGTCAAGCGAGATCACCATGTCAATCGAAACCGATATCGCGCGTCTCGCCGACGTGCTCGAAAAAGGCTTTTCCGATTTGACGGCTGCCATAGCTCGTCAGTCAGAAATCGCTTCCCCCTCTCCTCCCGCCGCGACCCCGGAGCCGCCGAAGCGGGGCAGACCCCCTGCTGCTGTTGCAGCCGCCCCGGTGGCTGAACCGGCCCCTCCCCCACAGGCGGCTTCCCCCGCCGCCCCCAACGGCAAAGGCCCGACCTTTGACGAGGTCGTCGCGATAGCGCAGGAACTGGCCCGCCAGAAAACCCCGCCGGTCGCGATCAAGCTGATCAACCAGCACGGTGCGCAGAAATTGGCCGACATGGACCCGGCCAACTACCCGGCGTTCTACGCCGCTGCCCAGGTCGCGCTCGCCCAAGACACGCCATTGTGAGCGACGACCGGCTCTGGGAGGAGCCGGCGCAGGTCAAGTTCCGGCCCTCCTACAGCGCCACATCGCTGAATTGCCCCGGCTCGCTTCTCGCTTCGCTCGCCGCCCCGGACTCTTCCGGGTACGCGGCGGCGGAAGGCACCCTGTTTCATCGCGTCATCGCCGAGTGGCAACTCTCCGGTGAGCGGCCTATCTGGCTCGCGGGTCAGCCGTTTATCATTGACGGCCACACCGTAGAGGTGGACGAGGAAATGTTCGTCCACGCGGAAACCTGCTTGGATCGCTACGCCGGCATCCCAGGTCAGCCGCAAATAGAGGTCAAGGTGGATATTTCTTCGTTGACTCCGATACCGGGCCAGAGCGGCACGGCAGACCGGGTACACGTTTACTCCGGTGTGGCGGAACTGATCGACTGGAAATACGGCAAGGGCGTACAAGTTTTTGCCCGGTGGCTGGAGCAGTTGTTGTGCTATGCGGTCGCGGTTGTAGATAGGTGGGGCGATGAATACCTTATCGAAACGATCCGGCTGCACATAGCACAACCCCGGCTCGATCACTTCGATGTCTGGGAAATCTCCCGAGACGAACTCATGCTGTGGGCCGCGTGGGCCAGACAACAGTGGCAGACCGCCTGGGAACCGGACGCCCCGCGCATCCCATCGGGCAAAGCCTGCCAGTGGTGCCGCGTGCGCATCGACTGCCCGGCAAGGCAGGTCATGCTGGAGCGGATAGTCGAGGATACATTCGAGGAGGTGGTTACGTCGGACGAGCAACAGACAGCCCTCGCCGTCGTCCCCGCACCGGAACCGCCCCAAGCGGCAGCCCTGCCGACCGACCGCCTCGCGTGGATTTACCTCTACCGCAGAACCTTCGAGATTTGGTTTCGCGAGATCGGCGAGGAACTGATCCGGCGCGGCCAGGAGGGCCAGGATGTCTCGCCCTGGAAGGTGGTGGAGGGAAGGCGCGGCAACCGTGCCTGGGTCAACGAACCCGCCGCCGCCCGCGCCGTCGCGCACCTGGGGGTTAGCCCCTACCCGACCTATCTCGCCAGTCCGGCCGAGGTCGAGCGCCGGCTCGGCGCGGTCGGGATCAAGGGTCAAGCTGCCAAAGACTTCGTAGCACTTTATACCGACCGGGCACCCGGTAAGTTGACTTTGGTGCCCTCGCAAGACAACCGCCTCGCCAACAGCGCAGTGGTTGAAGAGACGTTTCAAACGGAGTAAAGCATGTCAGACGTAAAAGAACGCCGCACCAAGATACTTGAGCTTCCGAAGATCATTTTCTATTCGGACGAGAGTATTTACATCAAGGACGTTCGCGCGTCCTACCCGCACCTCGACAAGCCCTGGTCGATGGATGATACCGGGGACAAGAAATACTCGATCATGGGGCTGATCCCGAAGACCCCCGAGTACGCCGACAGCGTCCAGGCATTGTTCACCCACATGGCGGATTACCTGAAGGAGAGGAAGCTCCAGCCCTTGCCGCCGGCACGCCTGTGCCTGCGCGACGGCGATCTGACCGCCAAGGCCGAGATGGCCGGTCATTGGACGATCTCTGCCAGCGAGAAGGAGCCGCCGATCCTGCGCGGGCGCTACATCGACGCCCGCACCGGCCAACTGGAGGTGATCCCGCCCGAGGATGCCGCAAAAGTTTATTATGGAGGCTGCTGGGTCAACCTTTTGGTTCGTTTGTGGTTCCAAAACCATCCTACTGGTGGAAGAAGGATCAACGCCAACCTCCGCGCGGTGCAGTTCGTCCGCAACGACACCGCGTTCGGCGGGCGCGGCCGGATCACCGCCGATGACGTGGACGATACGTTCGAGCCGATCGCCGACGATGACGGCGGCTTCGATAAAGCCGGCAGCGAGGTCGCGAGTTACGACCTGTGATCTCGCTCGATTTTGAGACTTATTGCGATATCGACATTCGCAAGGTCGGGTTGGATGCGTACACTGCGCATCCAACCTTCGAGGTGATGATGATGGCCTATCGCCTGGACGATGGCCCTCTACAGCACTGGCAGGCTCATCAGGGACCGTTTCCCGAGGAGGCGCGCGAGCGCCTCCTCGATCCCGGCCAGGAGAAATGGGCTTACAACAGCGCGTTCGAGCGCCGCGCGCTGTTGTGCGGTCTGGGTATCGAGACGCCGGTCGAGGGCTGGCGTTGTTCGATGGCGCTCGCGTACATGCGCGGGTTCACCGGCTCCTTGGGAGCGGTGGGTGAGCAGATGCTGCTGCCCCAGGACCAGCAGAAGCAGAAAGTCGGTGCTCGCCTGATCCGCAAGTTCTGCATGCCGCAGAGGATCACCCGAAATCAACCTCATCGTCGTCGTGATTGGAACACTGATCCCGACGATTGGGAGTTGTTCGGGGAGTACAATAGGACTGACGTTTTTGCCGAGGAGGCTATCCGTGACCGGATCATTAACTATCCGATTCCCGAAGACGAATGGTTACTCTACGAATTAGACCAAAAAGTCAACGATCGCGGCATGCCGTTCGACCGGGTGTTCGCGACCAACGTCGCCCGCATGAGCGAAGCTCGCCGTGACGAACTTCTCGACAGGATGCGCGCCCTAACTGGCCTGGAAAATCCGAACTCGCAGGCCGAGCTACTGCGGTGGTTGAGAACCCAGGGTTATCCTTTCGAGGATATCCGCGAGAACACCGTCAAGCGCGCCCTGGCGCTTAACCTGCCCTGTGCCGAGGTGCTGCGGCTGCGCCAGTGGTCGGGCAAGACTGCTACCAAGAAAGCCGCTACAGCTTTGTTGAGTGCCGGCCAGGACGACCGCATCAGGCATATGTATAAGTTTGTCGGTGCATCGAGGACCGGCCGGTGGAGCGGCGCGCTCGTTCAGCCTCAGAATCTCGCGAGGACGCCCAAGTTTCTCGACCCGGAGAAGTCCAGCGAGCGGCTCGATACCGTCACCGACCTGATCCGGCAGGGGGACTACGAAATATTCCCGCTTCTCGTCGAGGAGCCGATGGCGGTGTTCGGCGGCACGATGCGGGGCATGTTCCGCGCCTCACCCGGCCACATGCTGCATATCTGCGATTACTCGTCTATCGAGGCAGTCGGCCTCGCATGGGCGTCGCGCTGCGAGCGGATGCTGGACGTATTCCGGTCGGGCCGCGACATCTACCGCGACTTTGGCGTCGGCCTCTACAAGAAAGCCTACGAGACGATCACCGGGGCCGAGCGGCAGATATGCAAACCCGTCGTCCTGGGGGCGGGGTACGGCCTCGGCCCCGGCAAGGTGCTGGAAGACGGCACGATGACCGGCCTCCTGGCCTATGCCGATGCGATGGGGGTAGCTCTGACCCCCGAGGAAGCGGTGGCTGCGATCCGCACCTACCGCGACACCTATCCCGAGGTTGTCTCGTTCTGGTGGGCCTGCGGCGACGCCGCCCAGGCTGTCTTGGAAGGGCAGAGGGTGGTTAAGGTAGGGGTGTTCCGGTTCGAGTACAAGAAGCCCTTCCTGTTGATCTGGCTCCCCTCGGGCAGAGCGATATTTTACTATAAACCAAGAATGGAGATGAGGGAAATCCACACCGGAAAACAACGCTGGGATGCCGAGAAAATGCGGATGGTCGATGAGGTCTACATGCGCAACGTGCTGACCGTGATGGGTAGGAACCAGCGCAGCACGCAGTGGGAACGCATCGCGGCGCGGCCCAGCCACCTCGTGGAGAACATCGTTCAGGCGTTGACCCGAGATATATTGAAGGTCGGTCTGCAACGGTTGGACCGGGAAGGTTTCCAGATCGTGGGCCACTCGCACGACGAGATTATCGTGGAGAGCCGGGAGGATGACACCGAGCGTACCTGGGAGAGGATGCGCTCGTGGATGATCCAGCCGATACCCTGGTTGCCGGGTTTTCCGATCAACGCAGCCGGCTGGGCCGGTCGGTACTACAGAAAATGATCGGTGTTCTCGGCGTTGCCTATGTCGTCGCGGGATATTGGTATTTCCGGCAGGTGCTCGACAGCGTGGGTGCGGCAGCGCCTGGGGAGGTTATCATCTGTTCGCTTTTCGGGTTGTTGTTCGGCCCGATCCTGCTTGTCGCCGCGCTGTGTCTGCGCGCCTTGCCGGAAGACGTATTTCACTGACGGCCTTTCAGTCGGCGGCGGTCGAGCATTCGTATGCCGCGCTGGATCAGTAGTATCTCTTTACGGTTGTCGGGGTGCAGATCGGCGAACTCGCCTTGCGTCATCGCTCGCAGCCGCAAGCTCTTGTCAAACCGCAGGGCCGAGGCGCAGGACAGGCATACCGAGATGTCGTCGGGATTGGGTATTGCGCCGCCCGGCGTGGATGCCGCGTCGAGTTTGTGGCCGCAAAAGGGGCAGTAATCTTCGGGGATGAGGGTGTCGATCCACGGTTTGTCGGGGTCGGTCCAGTCACTCATAGCCTTGTCCTTTGCAGGCCGGGCATTCGTACCCGCCGACATCGCCCCAACCACAGCACCTCCAGCAGTAATGCAGGGTGTGACCGCGAACGACGAACGGGTGGCGTTTCATCAGTGCGAGAAGACGCCAGTAGAGCCTCATAGATTGATCTTTTGGCCCGGCTCTGTGTAGAGGTCGGGCCGCAACAGCGAGCGGTGGACCCCGGTCGCCCGCTCGATGGCGATGATGTGGCGGGTCGGCGGTACGTCTCGCCACTTGTTGAGCGCCTGATGGCTGATCCCGAGGAGCCGCGCTAGCTTGACTTGGCTGCCGGCGATCTCGATGGCTTGCTGAAGACCTGTTTTCATGCGCTGGGATATAGGGCGTGCAATTTTATCTTGCAATCCTGCGTCTGCAACTTCATATTGATCGTGTGCCGCTAGGGCTATTTTGCCGATGGCACATGCGAGGGAAAACCTCATGACTGATTGGAAGCCAGCCGTTATGCTGGACCTTGACGATGTTTCCGGCAGGGCTTTTCAGGAAGCTCTCGCCGAATTTCGGGAGTGGGCAGATCAACAAGGACCGCCGGGTCCGCTGCCCAAGGCTTTGCACGAGGGGTGGTGCGATATCACTCCCGAGCTTGCCGAGAACCTGTTGCGCCGCAACAAGCTGAACCGCAAGGTTTCCCTGGAAGCCGTGCGTAAATACGCCCGCCGCATGAAGGCAGGCGAGTGGCGCAAGACCGGGCAGCCGGCTTTGATATGCAACGGCGAGCTTTACGATGCGCAGCACCGTTGCTGGGCCGGGTACTTCTCCGGGGTGACGTTTCCCTGTTACCTGATAACCTCGGTCCCTGAACAGGATGATCTGTTCGCCTTTATTGACGACATGAAGCCGCGCACGGCTGCCGATACGCTTCTTACCGGCGGCTCCAACGGTATCTCGACAACGATCTCGTCGGTAATCAAGATTGCGTTTCGCTACGAGCACGGCGCTTTGGGGATATTGACACAGCCGGCGATACGCCCGCTCGACAATATCGAGATTTTGGCTTACGCGCGCCAGCATCCCGATCTCGCCACGGCGTGCCACGATGCCCTGAGCAATTTCAGCCGTGCCGTCGCGACTATCGGCCACAAAGGCGTTGCCGGGTTTGTTGCCTGGAAGATCATGTCTCTTTACGACAGGCGAACCCTGGAGGATTTCTACCTGCCGCTCGGGTCGGGTGCAAATCTTGAAGAGGACGATGCGGTCTTGGCTTTGCGTAATCGTTTGATGCGTAATGCCGAAGGGTCCGGTGATGATCTGAAGGTGTTGCAGAAGCTCGCCCTGGTTATCAAGGGGTTCAATATGCACATCCGTAAAGCTCCGGTGAAAGGGAAGAACGGGCTGTTCGTTCGTGACAACGAGCGATACCCGTTGTTTGAGGATGCCCTTCCTAGGGCCGAAGCGGCCGAGTGAACTTTCAGCGGGGCTTCGGCCCCGCTTCTTCGTTGGAGACAGGGCATGAAAATATCCGATATCAAGATCGGCGAGCGGCACCGTAAGGATATGGGCGACCTCGCGGCGCTCGCCGAGAGCATCAAGACCGAGGGATTGTTGCAGCCGGTCGGCGTCACCGAGGACAACGAGTTGGTGTTCGGGCTGCGCCGCCTGACTGCCTGCCGTGACATTCTTGGTTGGTATGCGATTGATCACCACGTGGTCAATGTGACCAGCATCGTGAACGGCGAGTATGCCGAGAACGAAATGCGAAAAGAGTTCACGATGACAGAGCGGGTCGCAATATTAACAACGATTGAAACTCGCGGAGAAGGTAAGTGGAGGGGTAATCAGTATACGGTTGGCACTATTTCAAATGAAATAGTGCCAACTAAAGAAGGTGCTATTAGGCAGGCCGGATTTATCAATACTACAGAGGCGTGGCGAGCGCAAAGAATTACAGAAGATGCGCCTGATTTGGCTGAACAGGTGGATCAGGGTAAGATGAAATTAAATACGGCTTTTGCTCAGGCAGATCGTGAGGGTCGTATTAAACGTACACGAGCGCCGAAGGGTACGAAGAAGGAGGTCAAATCTAAGCGTATTAACCCACCTACCATATCTCTCGGGACGTTGCCGACCGGCGTCGATATCGGGCAGCCTGCCGAGGGCTTTGCTGATGTTGGGGAGCGGCTGGCGTGGCGCGAGAGCGTCGGTGCGAAGGTTGTATTGCACCCGATACGTCTCAAGCGGTTGATGCAAGACAGAGAGGTGGTTGAGCAGATCGGTACTGCGCTTGCTATTCTGGAACGTAGTTCTGAGTTTGATCAGTTTCAGGAGAGCTTGGATAGGATGCTGAAATACAAGCGTCCAGAAAATTCAAAAGAGCCTGGGGACAAAATAAATTTTGTCAAGCTGGCCCGCGAGGCCAGGGAGTCGATTGTCGAGAGGCTTGAGGGTGCGATCTCCAAATTGGAAGGATACCGTGTGCTTTTGAGTAAGAATGATGAACCGCAAGCAGACCGAGGCTGAGATCGAGAGCCGGCACCGCGACCGGGCGCGGCAGCAGGGGTGGGTGGTTGAGAAAATAGAGCGTACAGGTCGAGGTGGCTTCCCAGATCGCTTCTACGCAAAAAATGGCCGCGTGGTTTTATTAGAATGGAAGCGACCGGGTGGTCGTATTGGTAAGCAACAAGAATTACGACATCAAGAGCTTCGCGATGCCGGTGTAGAAGTACACGTTGTTTACAGCATCACTGCTGCTGAAGTCATATTGGGAATGCTATGATCGTAAAATTGCAACGTCCGCTTTCGTCTAGCGTAGCGCCGGTTTTGATCTACAATCGGGATCGGCGGCATCAGTGGTTTGTCCAACTGTCGAAGCAACAGTTGCAAGCGTTGCTGGGCGACGATGCCAAGGGCTATTTCGAGGCGACTGTCGGCGACGACGGTGAGCCGGTGCTGGGGCGGCGCGTGGGTGCGCAACCGTGGTGAACGAAATGTTTCGCAACGCCGTCCGCACGATGGATGACCTGACCTCGGATCAGGTCGAGGCCGTTGACTTCATGCACGCCAACCCGTTCTCGGCATTGTTTCTGGATGTCGGGTTTGGCAAGACGGTGATCACGCTGACCGTCCTGCGCCGGCTGATTGTGGACGAGCACTATTTCGGCAAGGTGCTGATCATCGCGCCAATCCGGGTGGCGACCCGCGTGTGGCCGCAGGAACCCTCGCTGTGGACCCACTTGTGCTGGATGCGCCCCACCGTGCTGCGGGTCGAGGATGACGACCCGCGCCTCCTGGCGCTCCCCCGCGCCGCGCGTACCGCTGAGAAGGCCCGGCTGCGCGCGGCCCTCGTGCAGTCGCCCGAGCAAATCCACGTCATAGATTATCATGCGGTCGATTGGCTCGTCGCCGAGTGCGCCAAGACAAAGAAGTGGCCTTATAGGGTGGTTGTGTTTGACGAGAGTTCCAGGCTTCGCGACCACAACAGCGTGGTCTTCAAGGCGCTGAAGAAGGTGCGGCCTTACGTTGTCAGGTTTCACGAACTGACCGCCACGCCGGCTAGCCAGACTTACATGCACCTGTTCTCCCAGGTCTGGTTGCTCGACAAGGGCGAGCGGTTCGGCAACGGCATAACCGCCTTCCGGGAGCGGTATTTTACTTTTAATCCCTACGTCAAAACCTGGAAAATCAGGGACGGGGCCAAGCAGGAGATCGAGCGCCTGATCGCCGATATCTGCCTCGTAAAGCGCCGCGAGCGCGATTTTCGCATCCTCACCCGCACGATCCGGCTGCCCGAGCCTCTGATGCGCGCCTACGAGGAGTTTGAAAACGAGTGCGTCCTTGAGTTTGGCGACCGCACGATCGACGGCGTCAACGCCGCTGTCCTGTGTTCCAAGCTCCTACAGTACGCTTCCGGCTTCGTTTACGACGAGAATAGCGCCCCTGTCCGCATCCACGACGAGAAGCTCCTTGAGCTTCGCTCGCTGTACGAGGAGACGATAGATCAGCCGATTTTGGTTGCGTATTGGTTCCGCCAGAGCCTAGAACGCATTCGGGAGGCGTTTCCCGACGCCGTTTCGATGGATCGCGAGGGTAAAATTGTCGATGCGTGGAACCGGGGGGAGCACAAAATGTTGCTGGTGCATCCTCAATCGGCCGGTCACGGACTCAATCTGCAAGAGGGCGGTCACCACATCATATGTTATGACCTTTTCTACAGTCTGGAGCTGTTCTTGCAGACCATCGGCCGGCTCGATAGGCCAGGGCAGACCGCACAGGTGATGGTGCATCTGCTCAGTGCGGAAGGGACGATAGATGAGCTTGTTGCTGCCAATCTTCAGAGACTCAGGGGTGCCGAGGACGCCATGTTCGAGCGTCTGCGGCGACGGGCAGAGGGTCTTCTTTCTGGTGCTGCCGGGGGTGGACGGGCGCGACAGCCCGTGCAAATACCACGGGCAGATACCTTACCGGGAGAAGGGGCGGATGCGCTTCGGTATCCGGCTTGACGACGACATGGCCGACCTGCCGCTCGACATCCTGTTCAGCTACTATCTGGTGGCTAAGGAGTTCGGTGCGTTGCCGGCCTCGAATATCGAGCCGTCCGACTTCTGGACTTACTGGATGTAGCTGATGCCTGCCGCCAAGAAAGCTCCCGATCCGATCAAGGTCACCGGCAATTTAGACCTCGAAAGTCGCGGTGCGATATATCAGGGCGTCTCGGTGCCGCAGCTTCGCGCGATCTTCAATTTGAAGGACGAGGACGTGATGCGCCGGCTCGGCGACCTCGCGCCGGTTGGCACCGGGCGGATGAACAACCCGATCTACAATCTCGCCCAGGCAGCCGCGCGCATCGTGCGCCCCCGGATCACCCCGGAGGCCATCGACGCCTACATGAGGACCGCAAACCCAGCCAACCTGCCGCCGATGGTGTCGAAGCACTACTGGGAGGGGCTGCGCCTTCGTGAACGCTACCGCGAGGAGGCGGGTGAGTTGTGGTACACCGAAGACGTGATGCGGCTCCTGTCGGAAACATTTCAGACAATTCGCGCGACGCTCGTGTTGCTGCCCGACACCATGCGTGGTAGGGAGGACATGACCGAGGCACAATTTCGATTTGTGCAACGGATCGTGGACGACATGATCGAGGACGTGCGTGCCAGACTCGTCGCCGAGCCTACCAAGCCCAGCCGAGCCGAGGGAAGAGCCGGAGCTTGGGAGGAAGCAGGGGCGCTTTAAGAGCGTCTCCGACCTCGCGGCCACGATCGCGCAGGACATCTTTCGCCGCCCGTCGCGGTACAGCGTCACCGACATCGCCGAACAGTTCGTCAAGATAAAGCGTACCGGCGGCGCGGCAATCGCCTGGAGCCGGGAAGCCGCGCCCTACATGATCGAGCCGCAGGACATGCTGGCGTCGCGCGAGCATTCCGGCCTCGTCTTTGTCGGCCCGTCGCAATCGGGCAAGACCGAGTCGCTGATCCTCAACTTCATCGCCTATTCGGTCCTGCAAGACCCGATGGACATCATCCTTTACAACCCGACGCAGCACGCCGCGCGGGATTTTTCATTGCGCCGCATCGACCGGATGAACCAGCACTCTCCGGCCCTGCGCTCCCGGCTCCTGCCGAGCCGCTCGACCGACATGAAGTACAACAAGATTTACCGCAGCGGCATGATCCTGACCTTGTCGTGGCCGAGCGTCGCCGAGATGGCCGGCAAGCCGATCGGGCGGGTGCTGCTGACCGATTTCGACCGGATGCCCGACGACCTCGACGGCGAGGGCAGCCCTTTCGATTTGGCCTACATGCGGACGACCTCGTTCGGGTCACTGCGCATGGCAGTGGCTGAGTCGTCCCCGTCCAGACCCATCGAAGACCCGCGCTGGATCGCGTCCTCACCGCACGAGGCGCCGCCGGCCCAGGGCATCCTCGGGCTTTACAACCGGGGCGACCGGCGGCGCTGGTACTGGCACTGCCTGCGCTGCGTGAACTACTTTGAAGGCCGGTTCGAGCACCTCAAATGGGACGAGAACGAGAACCCCGCCGCCGCTGCCGAGACGGTCAGGATGATCTGCCCCTCGTGCGGCCACGAAATCTACCCGGCCGACCGGCCGACCATGCAGCAATACGCGACGTGGCTGGCAGACGGGCAGTCTATAGACGCGAACGGGTACAAGACAGGACCGGAACCGCGCAGCGAGATCGCCTCGTACTGGCTGAACGGCGTCGCGGCGGGGTTTCAGACTTGGTCCGAGATCGTGGTTAAGTACCTCAACGCGGCGCGCGAGTATGAGCACACCGGCAGCGAAACCTCGCTGCAACAGTTCTACAACAACGTGCTCGGCGTTCCTTACAAACCCAAGGTCGAAGAATCGTTACGGCTACCGGAGATATTGCACGCCCGTGCCGAGCCGATTGGCGAGAAGATACCGGAGGGCGTGAGGTTCTTGGTGGCTTGTGTAGACGTGCAGAAGAACGCATTCGTCGTACAAGTCCACGGGGTCGGGCCGGGATCGCCCTACGATGTCACCGTCGTGGATCGGTTCAGCATATTCAAGTCCAACCGCAACGACGACGACGGCGACAAGATATGGGTCAAGCCCGCGACCTATCTTGAAGACTGGGATTTGCTCGTGGAACAGGTCATGCGCAAATCCTACCCGGTGGATGACGCCTCGGGCCGCGAGATGGCGGTAAAGCTCACCGTGTGCGACAGCGGCGGCTTCACCCGGCACCGGGGCGAGGGCGTCACCACGATGGCCTACGAGTTCTATCGCGCCTTGCGCAAGAGCGGGCTTTCTTCGAGGTTTCACCTCGTGCGGGGTGCTTCTTTCGTCAACGCCCCGCGCACCTGGGTCGATTACCCCGACCAACGCAAGAAGGACAAGCTCGCGGCGGCGCGCGGCGACGTGCCGGTGCTGTTCCTCAACGCCAACATGCTTAAGGACGATTTGTCGGCTCGGCTGGATAGCACCAATCCCGGCAGAGGGATGATACATTTCCCCGACTGGATGCCGACGTGGTTCTTCAAGGAGCTTTGCGTAGAACGCCGCACCGAGAAGGGGTGGATAAACAGTTCCGGGGGCCGTAACGAGGCCTGGGATCTGTTGTATTACGCGCTTGGAACTTGCGTCTCACCCCTGTTACAGGTCGAAAAGATAGACTGGGACAACCCGCCGAGCTGGGCCAATGTGTGGGACAAGAACCCTCTTGTCATCCGGCCGGAAGAGGACATATTGGAAGTTGCGCCGGTATCGTATGATTTCGCGTCGCTCGGGAAGGCGCTGGCATGACCACCTCGATGCTCTTGAACTGCGACGAACTCCGTGACCGGCTCTTGAAGATTTCCGACATGCTGACGGCGCTGGGCCAGCCGGGGGTGCGTTCGGTGCGCGACACGGACGGCTCCGAAATCCAGTATTCGCAGGCGTCCATCGACGCGCTGCGCGGCGAGCGGTCGCGGCTGGAGGCGATCTACAACACCTGTTGCGGCGGGCGCAGCAGGCCTTTCGGATTTGTCTTTTGATCGAAATCCAGACCCTCGGCGGCGCTCTGGAGGGCGCCGAGAACACCTCGCGCGAAACCATGCTGTGGAACGCCGACCGGCGCTCCCCCGACCAGATAATCAACCAAGTCAAGGAAGAAGCCGACCTGCGCGGCCGGGACATCGTCACCAACGACGGCTACGCGCAAGGGGTGGTTGAAATCCACCGCGACACGATTGTCGGCAACCAGTATCGTTTGAATGCGCAGCCCAACTGGCAGGTACTGTCGCACCTCTATTCGACCAAGTTCGATGAAGTCTGGGCCGAGGAATACCAGACGATCGCCGAGGAGATGTTTAACCTCATCGGAGAATCCAATGCGGCGTGGCTCGACGCTCAGCGCAGGCTCACGTTTTCCGGGCTGATACGTCTTGGTATCGCCGGGTTTACTTTTACCGGCGAGGTGCTGGCTACGGTAGAGTGGATACGCGAGGTCGGAAGACCCTTCAATACCGCGATCCAGTTCGTGTCGCCCTCTCGCTTGTCCAACCCTGCCGGGCGGGGTGACGACGCCAACCTGCGGCGCGGCGTCCAGCGTGACAGCCGGGGCAAGCCGGTCGGGTATTACATCCGGATCGGTTATCCGACCGAATGGTATTACGGCATGGACAACTACAACTGGAGGTTCGTGCCGGTCGAGAAGCCCTGGGGAAGGCGGCAAGTTATTCATATCGCCGATCAGATGCAGCCGGACCAGACGCGCGGCGTCAGCGCCCTGGTGGCTGTGCTCAAGGATATGCGGATGACCCGCAAGTTCCACGAGATCGTCTTGCAGAACGCGGTCATCAATGCGAGCTACGCAGCCACGATCGAGAGCGACCTGCCGCGCGAGGTAGTAGCTGCGGCAATCGGGGCCGGCACGGTCGGCGACGCGACAGGCTCGTTTCTGAATGTGATCGGCGGCTACCTCGACTCGATGAAGCAGTACGCCTCCCAGGCCGACGCGATTGCGGTGGATGGGGCGAAGATGCCCCACTTGTTCCCAGGTACAACCTTGAACCTGAAAACGCTTGGAACCCCCGGCGGGGTCGGCACGGATTTTGAAGTGTCGCTGCTGCGCCACATAGCGGCGGGC